TTTGTAGAACCATTTAAAAGTAAAAAAGAAGCACAAAAAGCTATTGATAACGCCAAATTAATGCAACCGTGGCAGGAATACGTTATACTGTATGGTTGCTAACACCTGTATAAAATTAAGTGTAAACGACCCATTAGGGTTTATTTTATACATCGTTAAAATTTTAACCAATTAAAAACAAAATAATGATTACGAACTTTGAACAGATTACAAAAGAAATTAGCGGTTTTGAAACCCGAGTTATAATGCCTTTAGTGGTGGATATGCTAAAAACTAAAATAGGCAAAGGAAAGGCCACACCAAACCACATAATCCTAGATAATATAAATTTTCTGCTTCACCCTGGTATTGGTGCTGGATGCAAAAATATAATTTCAGCGGCAAGGCTTAGGAAAGTGATTGGAGCCATTAGAGTGATTGGATCCATAAAAGGATTATGCGCCAACTCACAAGGCTATTTCGTAGCCGAAACAAAGGAGGAGTTTCTGAGGTGTATAATTAGCTTAGACGAAAGGATTAAAAGCCAGTCGATAGTGATGGAGGCAATGGAGGCACAATACACAGAACTTTATTAGAATGAAAAAAGGGTGGGCCAACTTAATTTATTCCTAAAAAAGCTCAGCCCACCCCTAACCAATAAAAATTACAAACTTCTGCAAATATAAAGATAATGTTCTACTTTTGTAAATAATGAGCTTTAAAAGGTATGAGGGTAAATATCAATTTTATAGGTCAGTAGCTATTGGATTAGCTAAAAGTGTAGAGGTAGGAGAGGAATTAGTACAGGAGTTGTTTTTGATCTTGCTAAAGAAAGACAAGGAACTATTGGATAGGTTAGACAAAGAGGACAAAGCCGAGGCATACTGTATTCAAATAATGAAATTCCAGCTCTATAGTAAGAGATCAAACTTTTACAAAAGTGAATTAAGATGGAATAAGAACAGATCCGAGAATAAGGTAGTTGATTACTTAGAGGAGGAGCAAACAGAACTGGACTTTATGCACCTGGTGGAAATGGAAAAGGTGGAGCTAATAATTAAAAGGCTGCCATTTTTTGAAAGAGAAGTTTTCAAGGTGTATTTCGGAGGCTCTGGATTGAGTTTTACAAAGTTTGCAGAACAGAGTGGAATATCTAGGAAAATTCTATACAATACAATCGAGAAAGTAAAGGCCCACATTAAAGAACACTACAATGATCTGGAAGGTTAGCAAAGAAAGACAACAGAAAAGAATTAGCCTCTGTAGTTCTTGCGTTCATTTTAGGGATAAGACTAGAACTTGTGGAAAGCCAGTAGTGGGTGAGTGGGTTGTACATGAGGGCGAAAAGAAAAGGCTTTGCGGTTGTTTCATGGATTACAAAACAAAGTTAAAGTTCGGCAGTTGTCCTCTAGATATTTGGGGCAGCTCTAAACAGGAGATGGAGGAGCTAATGGATAACAAGGAGTTTCTAAAAAACATTCTAAGTTTAGAGAGGGTGAGCGCAAAAGATTTACAAAAGGCTTATTTCCTATACAGTGATATTTTAGGCACAAGGAAAACCCCGACCAGCTGCCCACCTTGCATAATAAATGACTTAAAGAAAGTAATTAAGAAAATAGAGGCAACAATAAATGAGAACTAGACAATACATAACACGCCTCCTAATACCCATAAGAAGGTCATGGAGGAACTTTGAGGAGTTCTTTAATGAATCCTTTGGCTGGTTCTTTACGAACGGAAATAAGACATAAATTAATAATCATATAAAAACAAACAAACATGAAAAAAACAATTTTAATAATCGCCATAGCTTTAGGAGCTATAAACGTACAAGCACAAACAGATAGTGCCTATGTTTATTACTGGGAGGACACGATGGAGGACAAAACCTATTACATGACCTCTTATGATTTAGTGGTAGCAAATGAGGATAGGAGCAAAGGAGCCAAGTTAACCATACATCTCACAGGAGATAAGTTTGGTTTTCTTACTGCCAAATTAATAGGGCTGGGAAACTGTGTAGAGGATAACAAAATAATCATTCTATTTGAGGACGGTACAAAGATAAATTTAGCCTCATGGAATGACTTTAACTGTGAAGGTAATGCCTATCTTAATCTTACACCTCAGCAGCTAACAAAGCTCACCACCTTAGAAGTAAAAACTATTAGAGTTACCAATGGATATAACCACAATTCTATTACCTCCAGCGAAATTACAAACCCTAGATACTTTATCCAGTTAATTTCTGCTATAGATAATAAGCTATTCACTCTCTTAGAAGATTAAAACAAAATGAAAGCTACAGAATTGAGGGTTGGAAACTTAGTCTTTAATAGTATGGGTTATTTTGAGGCTGATTATATTAGTATAGGATTGGCACATAATTATAAACCCATCCCACTAACAGAAGATTGGCTATTGAAGTTTGGGTACGATAAAAAATCTGGATATTTCACCATTAATGGCCATGTTATTTTTATTGAAATAAATAGGTTTTTATGCAATGGAAATGACATTGAACTAAAGTATGTCCACCAACTCCAGAACTTCTACTTTGCAATAACAGGAACAGAGCTAGAACTTAAAACAAACAAATGAAACAATACAACCACCCTACGGTTATTTGGTTTTTAATTGCATTAGTGGCCCTTATTGCTATATCATGTAATAAACTCCTTTTTAATACTGATGCAGAAACAGCCAAAACCCTCCACCAAGAACTGGTGAAAAATAACATTCAAGAGATCCCCATTGAGGAGGTTTCCAGACTGTTAAAAGAAAGCAGTAACCAGCCTTGTAGGTTTGATTTTGACTTTAATGGAGAGGTAGATGTTAATGATTTTCAGACAGTACTTTCAGGATATGGAAACACATACACCCTAGAAGATGTTAACGAGCTATTAATAAACTTCGGTGCTGAGTATATTGTAGACGTAATCCCTTTATGGAATAACAAAATACAAGATGTAAACTGTGGTTTAGATTGGGATGCTACCCATAGGGTAAAGTGTAACGGTAACCCTTATCTCTATTTGCCCTTAGAGGGCATCACAGTACAATGGTTTTATACAGACTTAGATTATAATGTACAAGATTCATTAGTGAGCTTAAACCCTCTTAAAATGGATTGGTACACCTATGGAAATAATGGAGGGTGTAATGAGTTTGACAGCTTCCAGCCTTTATGCAATGGAGCTCAAACAATGACTTGTAAAATATTCCTAAACGGTCAAGTTTATGAGAGGACAAATATAGGAGTAGCCACCATAAACATTCCAGATTCTTTAGACATTCCTTTCTGTGATAACCTAGAGCTTTATGAGCCCATGGATAATCTAGTGAGTGACTATGAGCCTTACCAATACCTTAATTAATTAGTAAAACATGAAGGACAAAGAAGAGGTTAAGAGTGAGGAATTAGTTGTCAATAGTACACACCTTAAAAAAGAGGAGCAAGACAGAACACGAATTGCCAAGGGTGCAGTACTCGAAGCTATGGAGAAAACTATGGGCATAGTCACGACCTCCTGTAAGGCTGTAGGTATTTCCAGAACTATCTTTTACCGATGGAAAGAGGAGGACAAAGACTTTGCAAAGAAGGTGAGTGAGGTAATGAATTTAAGATTAGACTTCTTAGAAAACGAGCTACTCAGTAGGATCCAGAAGAAGGAACCAGGAAGCAATACTTTGATCATGTACGAGCTGAATAATAGAGGGAGGGAAAGAGGTTATGGAATTGAAAGGATAGATGTAACAAGTGGAGGCAATGAGCTACTGGCCCCAAGCTGGGTATTGAATAAACAGAAACCAAAAGAAGAGGATTAATGGAATTAGTAAAGATTGGAAAGGTTAAACCCAATGAGGATAACCCGAGATTTATAAAGGAGGACAAATTTAACAAGCTGGTAAAGTCGATCAAGGAGTTTCCTGAGATGTTAAAACTTAGGCCTATAGTGGTCAATAAGGACATGATTGTATTGGGTGGAAACATGAGGCTAAAGGCTTGTGCTGAGGCTGGACTAAAGGAGGTTTATATCTTAAAAGCTCAAGGCCTAACTGAGGAGCAAGAGCGTGAGTTTATAGTAAAGGATAACGTAGGCTTTGGAGAATGGGATTGGGATATATTAGGAAATGAGTGGGATGCTTTACAACTCCAAGAATGGGGGCTGGAGGGTTTCCCTTTTGATGAGGTGGAACTGGATGCTGTGGAGGACGATTACACCGAGCCAGACAGCATGAAGGTAGATGTGGTTCTAGGTGATTTAATTGAGATAGGAGAACATAGGTTACTTTGTGGGGATAG